CCATGCGCCTTGTTGGTTCGTGGGACTTGGTGGACTTCCAAAAACGCAATGAAGACGACGAGTACAGTCTACTTTTCATATTCAAGAAGCTATGAAAAAGTCTGAAAAGCCTGTGTGGGAAGTACCCCGCCGCAAAGACCTTGGTCCATCCAAGCCCCTGAGTGCGGAGCAAAGGTCTAAGGCCAAGCGCACGGCCAAGGCGGCGGGCAGGCCCTACCCCAATCTTGTCGACAACATGAATGCAGCAAAGGAGAAGAAACGTGCCTAAGCAGCAGTATTGGATTGGTGAGGCCATTGAGCGCCCTGGTGCTTTGCGCAAGTCGCTTGGTATCAAGCGTGGTGAGAACATTCCTCAAGAGGAACTGGCTGCCGCAGCTAAGAAGCCAGGAAAGATGGGCCAGCGTGCCCGCCTTGCTCAGACGCTTGATGTGATGAGGAAGAAGAAGAGTGGCTACTAAAAAAGCCGACATGGCGTGCAATAAGCCTCAACGCACGCCGGGGCACCCCACCAAGAGCCACGTGGTAAAAGCGTGTTGGGACGGCAAAGAGAAGGTAGTTCGCTTTGGGCAACAGGGCGTTAGCGGTAGCCCAAGGAAAGAGGGTGAGTCTGAAGCCGAGCGCAAGCGCCGTGAGTCATTCAAGGCGCGGCACGCTAAGAACATTGCCAAGGGTAAAGAGTCTCCAGCATATTGGGCAGATAAGGTGAAGTGGTGAGCAACAAATACACGCACAGATTCAGCTACAAGAACGACAAGCCCGTAAAGACTGCTTGTGTGGTGCGCTACGGCGCTTTTGGCGATCTTATGCAGGCTAGCAGCGTGTGGGCTGGGCTCAGGGCGCAGGGCTATCACGTCACGCTGTTCTCTAGTTTGCCAGGGGCTGACGTCGTACTACACGACCCCAACATTGACAACTTGGTGCTCTTCGACAAGGACCAAGTGCCCAACGGCAACCTGATGGACTTCTGGAACTGGCAGAAAAAGAAGTTTGACAAGTGGGTGAACCTTAGTGAGTCGGTGGAGGGTACGCTGCTGGGCATGCAGGGCCGCACGGTGGCACTGTACCCGCCCCAAGTTCGCCATAGCTTGATGAACAGAAACTACGTAGAATTTCAGCATGCTATTGCAGAAATTCCGTACTTCTTTAAGAGTAAGTTCTACCCCACAGCTGATGAAGTTAAGTGGGCCAAGCGAGAACATGCCAAGCTGGGTGAGGGGCCGGTGGTGGTGTGGTCACTAGCGGGGAGCAGTGTACACAAGACCTGGGCTGGCCTAGACAACGTGCTGGCTAGTATTCTTGTAGAGTTCCCCACCGCACGCGTGGTGCTCACCGGGGGACCTGACTGTGTATTGCTGGAGGCTGGTTGGGAGAACGAACCGCGCATCCTCAAAAAATCTGGAGTCTGGTCTATCCGTGAGACGTTGAGCTTCTGTCTTGAAGCAGATGTAATCATTGGTCCTGAGACAGGAGCTATGAACGCCATGGCTTGCGAACCCATGGCTAAGGTGGTATTCTTGTCACACAGCACGCACGAGAACCTGACCCGTGACTGGGTCAACACCATCCCCCTCTGGAGCGAGAATACTACGTGCGCGGGCAGGGGCAGCAATGCGGCTCCGGCATGCCACCTACTACACTACAACTGGAACGCATGCACTCGTGACGACGAGAGTGGCACTGCACAGTGTCAAAAAGATATCACCATTGGTCAAGCCTGGGGTGCGGTGTACAATGCACTGCGCGGCTGTGAGTCCGCACGACAGAAAGCAGCGTAACTTCCTATGGCGACTAGCGGCACCTACTCATTCGGCGTCACGAAGTACGACATCGTACGGCAAGCCATGCTGAATATCGGCAAGCTGGACCCTGTTGAGCAGCCCACAGCGGACGAAATGCAAGACTGCACGTTCATGCTAAACATGCTGTGCAAGCAGTGGATGGGGAAAACTGACTTTGCCCCAGGACTCAAGGTATGGACACGCAAGCGGGGACATCTGCTGCTCAGCAACAGTACGGGCACGTATACCATCGGTCCCAGTGCGCAGGGGTGGACCAATGATCTCAACAGTACCACAACCACTGCGTCGGCTATCGCAGCCGCTACGGCAATTGTTGTTGACAGTGCCACGGGCATTTCCACAACAAGCACGGTAGCCATATACCTGGACAACGGTGCGCTACATTACTCCGGTGTCAGTAGCGTGGTAAGTAGCACTGTCAACTTGACTGTTCCGCTTTCCAGCAGCGCGGCCAGCGGCAATCCGGTGTTTTTCTACAGTGTGGCGGCTCAAAATCCAAAAGATATTGAGACCGCCATCCTGCGCGACATCAACAACACCGATAGCCCGCTAGACATCCTAACTGTTCAAGACTATGACTATCTGCCCAACAAGGCAGACCCCTTGTACTCGGGCGACCCAACCGCTATCTACTTTGAGCGTGGGCTTGGCACTTCTAGAGTGTACACGGATGTTGGCAGTGCTGGAGACACCCGCAGCCACATCGTTATCACGTACCAAGAACCCATTCAAGACATGACTGTAAACGCGGATAATCCATACTACCCGCAAGAGTGGTACTTGGCGCTGTGCTGGGGCCTTAGTGAGCAGATTGCCCCCATGTTCAAGGCTCAGTGGTCTCCAAAGATGGAGGCGCTGAAGAATACTGCGCTGTTAATTGCTAGGCAGGGCGACGCAGAGCGTTCCACAATGTACTTCCAGCCTGGGGAAGATTAACGTGCGTACCATACCACTGTTCGGTACTGGTATCCGCGCAATATCGGACATCGTAACCCGCCAGCGGCGGGTTAACTGTCTTTACGATATCCGCAAAGACCAAGACCGCTCCGCTGTGGTGCTGCTGGGCACGCCCGGTAGTACGGTATGGACTACGCTGCCCAAGTCCTCCGTGCGGGGGTGGCACGTAATTGGCACCACCATGTACGTGGTGGCGGGCGATACGCTGTACTCAGTATCCACAGCAGGCGTGTACACGACCTTAGCCAGTGGAATTTCTGGTAGCGGGCACGTTGAGCTTGCAGACAACAGCATCCAGATAATAATTGTCACAGGCAGCACAGGTTACGTCTACGGGGTGGGGTCTGCTACACTCACCACCATTACGTCCGCGTTCTTCCCCACTGAGGCATCTTCTGTTATTTTCCTCAATGGGCGTTTTGTCGTTAACAAGCCCGGTACACGGGAGTTTTACGTCAGTGCGCTATTAGATGGACTAAACTGGACCTACCTCGGCTCGCTACCCATCACCGGCACCAAGGAAAATAGTAGTGACCTGCTGGTGCGCGTGGGCAACTTGAACGGTGCGCTGGTGTTGTGGGGCCAGCAGTCTATTGAGTTTTGGCAGGACGTAGGTACCGTGCCCCTGCCGTATCAACGCATCAACGGCGCTACGCAGAGCTGGGGGTTAGCTGCCACTCTTTCTGCTGTTGAAGTGAGCAACACGTATGTCTTCCTCGGCTATTCCCCGGACGGAGGCATCGCAGTAATTCGGTTGAATGGTTTTATACCTGAGGAGATTAGCGACTCTGATCTCAACACGCTGTTTTCATCGTTCAGCCGCGTTGACGATGCAGTAGCATTCACATATAGTGTGTACGGGCACCCGATTTACCAGATCACATTTCCCACAGAGAATAGGTCATTTGCCTACGACACGAAAACTGCCATTTGGCACGAGGCACAGACTGGCATTGCAGAGACAGCACGCCACTTTGCGCAGTACGGGGTGACGTTTAATGGGCGCAACTACGTCACAGATGAAGTAACGGGCCGTATCTACGAGCTGAACACAGGCACATGCACCGACAACGGCACCCCCATTAAACGGCAGGTTGTCACACGCCACGTTCGTAATCAGGGGAACGAGTTTACAATCTCTGAACTTTTCCTTGATTTTGAGACTGGCGTTGGCCTCAGTGGTGCGGAACCTACACCGGGCGTTGACCCGCAAGTAATGCTGCGCATTTCTAGAGACGGAGGTCACACTTTTGGAAATGAGCGTTGGGTGCCGCTCGGCAAGCTGGGTGAGTTCAGTGCTCGTGTGATTTTGCGCAGGCTGGGCTCGGCACGGGACTTTGTTGTAGAGATGACACTTACAGATCCCGTCAAGTTTGTGCTGGCTTCTGGTAGTGTAGACATCGAGGGTGGAGATGATTAGCCCACCCCCGCTACAGATTCCTATAGCCACCCCACAGGGTGGGTTGACTACTGCATGGCTTGCGTGGTTTGATCAACTGCGTCGTGTAGTGGCCGATGAAAAGGCGTTTACCGCAGACCCCAATGTTGCGTCTGCGCTGGCTTCGTTGGAGGCAGGGCTACGCACTGTTGCGCAGTCGTTCGCTCTGCTTCCATCCATTGACTACTTGGCTATCATCAGCAATTTGCGAGCGGACCTAGACATCGGCACGCAGCCGCCGGTTGTTCCTGTACAGACTTCTAACTACACAACGCCCCCCACGGGTATTACTCCGTCTGGCTCGCCATTCACCTACATCAACCAGACTGGGTATACAGTAGACGTTATTGTCAGTGGCGGGGGCGTCAGTCTGTTGGAGTTTTCCCGTGACGGCGCTACATTTTTCAGCACCGGCAGTTTCTATGGGATGTTCACGCTTTCGCCAAACGATCGGTTGCGCGCTACCTACGTGGCGGCTCCTACCATGACTCTTGTTCAGAGGTAACAAATGGCCACTCTCTCTCCAGCACCGAAACTACAGTTTTTTGACGCCAACGGCAACCCTTTGGTGGGCGGCAAACTGTACTCCTACGCGGCTGGCACGACCACGCCGCTGGCCACCTACACCGACGCGGGGGGCGCAACGGCCAACGCCAACCCCGTCATTCTTGACAGTCGCGGCGAGGCGTCTGTGTGGCTGGGCGACGCATCGTACAAGCTCAGGCTGACGTCTGCCACCGACGTAGACATCTGGACGGTGGACAACATCAACGCCATTTCGGTGCTGACCACGCTGGCGGCGTCAGGTGGATCGAATCTGATCGGCTTTATTCAGTCCGGCACGGGCGCGGTTGCGACAACCGTGCAGACGCGCTTGCGTCAAACGCTGTCGGTCAAGGACTTTGGCGCCACGGGCGACGGGTCTACCGACGACACCACGGCGATCCAGAACGCGCTGAACGCCGGCACCGGGCGCAGCGTCTACTTCCCCGCGGGCACCTACCGCATCTCTACCACGCTGCTTGTCAAGACCAAGACGACGCTGATCGGCGAGGGGATGAACAAGTCGATCATCAAG